CTTCTTTAGACCAACAGTTAGCACTCTAGGGGGTGGATTGCCAAGCCGAAAGGCAAGGCAATTCACCCCCTTTTTTTGTTCTATTTTGACCCCCAGTACCGAGTCTGATAGTGTGACCCACATCACATTACTGGGGGGTAACTAATGGCTTATGTCATTGAACGCAACAAAAGATATACCGCCTACTACCGCATAGACGGCAAAGCAAAGTCAGTAGGCACTTTCAACTCTAGGGCTAAGGCACTCCAATCGGCGTTACTAGCCGAAGCAGGAGAGTTCCAAACTCTGCCCGAATTCCAACAAACCTTTAACACTTACCTTGAACAACTTACGAAGCGAAATGACTTACGGGTTATTACACGCAAGACCTATATCACCCTGCTAAAGAAGTATGCCCAACCCTCTTTAGGTACTAAGCGCATATCGTCAATACAAAAGAAAGACATAAAGACCCTGCTGGAAACCCTGCAATCACAAGGGGTTAGCCAAAGCACTATCTCCCACCTCAAAACGGCACTAGGTTATCTATTCAGACTAGCCGTTGATGATGAGGTAATCCCAACCAACCCAACCCACCGTATCAAAGTCCAAGTACCCAAGCCCGACCCAACCTACACGCTAGAGCCTAAAGACTTTCACAAGGTTCTAAAGAAGTTACCCACAGACGGGGCAGTTCTTTTTGCCAGATTTCTCATTGGTTCTGGCTGCCGTTTTGGAGAAGCAACAGAACTCAGGGTTAAAGACTTTAACTTTGCCTCAAAAGAAGTTTATATTCGTAGAACTGTAAGTGATATAGGGTACAGATGGAGTTCCGAGGGGAGAAGGTTCATGGTCGTGGACGCCACAAAGAACGGCAACAAACGCACCGTAGTACTAAGCGAGGGCCTCATAGCAGAGGTAAAAGCATTTGTCAAAGCCAAAGCATTAGTAAAAGATAGCCTTGTCTTTTCAAAGAGCCTTGTAGAGAAGTCATGTAAACTAAGAAGCCCTAGCGAAAGCAAGGGTACAACTAAATACCAAGTTGAAAGCAGAGCATTTCAACATGGAACACCTTACTCCTACAACGTGGGGGGCTGTAGGTGCGGTCAATGCAAGCAAGCGGTTAAGGAATACCGCAATCACTATAGGAAGGACAAAGCGAAGGCAGAAGTAGAAAGCCATAGCAGAAGCGATAGCAGAAGCAATAGCAGAAGCGATAGCAGAAGCAATAGCAGAAGCAATAGCAAAAGCGATAGCAGAAGCAATAGCAAAAGCGAAGGTCATCTACCCCGTGACAAGTGGCGAGCCATTTGGAACGAAGCCATAGAACAGTCAGGAATTGGTTGGTATCCCACCACTCACGACCTTAGACACGCAAATGCTACCCAGTTGTTAAAGAACGGGGTGGATGTGCATGAGGTCAAAGAGAGGCTAGGTCACCAGTCAATTACAACCACGGAGAGGTATCTGCACCGTATCCGTCACCAGCAGTCAAAGGCAGCCGAGGTTGTCAATGATTATTTGGAGTGATTATGAACCTAACAACAAAACTAAGAGTGGCTATTGGAACTATCTCAATAACCCCTCTTGTAGTAGGGATTATGGTAGGCGTAGCAACGCCAGCCGTAGCCCCATCAAAAGCAGAAGCAATAACTGCTAAACAAACATTGCACGTTCGCACACTTGCCAAGTATGTGAACGCAGATAGCCTCAACGACAAACAGTTGATTGAACTGCTCAGTGCAGTCGGTTTCAAAGGTCAAGACCTTAAAGAAGCATGGGCTATCGCTAAGAAAGAATCACATGGTAATCCGCTATCACACAACGGTAATCGTAAGACTGGGGATAACTCCTACGGTCTATTCCAAGTAAATATGCTTGGTTCATTGGGGTCAGATAGACGAGATAAGTTCAATTTGGTTTCAAATGCCGAACTGTTCAACCCTGTGGTTAATGCCCAAATCGCTTATCACATGAGCGGTGGAGGTAAAGACTGGAGCGCATGGAAAGGTCTAAAGACTAAGGCTGTAAAGTTTTGGTTGAGTAAGTTCCCTTCCCAGCACAAGTCGTAGCCAAAGCACAAAGCAAAAGCCATAGCAAAAGCAGGCGCATAAAGAAAGCCCCTAGCCATTACGGTTAGGGGCTTTCTTCTTTAGCAATTACTGATTGTCTTTAATCAACTTAACTTCACAAGCATCCGTGGTGCAGTAAGCCTCACCAATAGCGTCACTTGCCATACCAGCATAGACACCTGACAAGTCAATCGGGAACAACAACATGGTTGCTGCTTCATATTCTTCTTCGGTAATCTGTGTATATGGCATCTGTGGATAAGTCATATTGCCCATAGGCAAGAAACTAATCGTCTTTAACTGACCGTCGTGCATGTGCAAAATAGAAGGAATTGCTTCTGCTTCCTTCTCAGGGTCAAAGGTAACTGTTACTGATACGGAGTTATCCGACCAATATCGCTGCACAACCACTGCTAAAGAAACTTTCTCGTGAACTGAAACTTCTTTTTCCGCTCTCTTAGCATTAGTTTGAATTGGAAAGAATACTACTGAAGTTGTTTCTGGAGATTCAGAGGCTGGTTCTACTCTGTAGTTTGCCATTCTAAATAGCGGAAGCATTGGGTCACTGTTTGCAAAACGGATTGCTCTGTTAAAGAACTTACCGCCTGATGCCCAGTGAACTCCAGGAGATTCTCCCGCTAAGATTGAAACTGTTCCTGATGGCTTGACCGTAGTCATCTTTATGGACTGACGGATGCCAAGCCACTCTGAGTAAGACTCGTCATACTTCTTTACAACGTCATAGCCGCTGTTAAGCCAATCACGAAGCACAGTCCAACCATTGTTATCTGCAAAGTTTGCAATGCCAGAGATTGAAGTTCCAATACGGCGGTTGCGTTGCATGATTGCATTGGTTTCTTCCCAGTGAGTAGGCAAGAGAGTTACAGTCTTGGCATAAAGATAAGCAAACTTTAATGTTCTTTTGAAGTCATCAAGGTCTGTGTGGCGATTTAAATAGGTTTCAACAAGTGTGCAACACTCATAAGACTCAAGTGATTGTTCTGCACAAGGGTTGTAGCCAGCAATTCGCCAGTCTTTGTTGTTAGGTGGGTCAATAAGACGACCATACTTGCGTGATACATCCATCCACACAACGCCTGGTTCACCGTTACGGACAATGCCGTCAATAATCTTTGAGAAGTCTGAGCCAACCTTTGCTTCCACAGAGTTGTTAGACATCCAAGCCCAACCTGGATTCTCAGGGTCGTAAGAGTTACGCTCTGGGTATACCTCTGGGTTTTTAAGGTTTAAGAAGTTCTCGTCATCAATCTGACCAATAAGAAGTTCTGCTGAACGACGAACGTTTCCTGATACAACACAGACACCAATCATGTTGCCAATATCAGCAATGTCAATCTTGGTTAACTTCTGACCTGCACGACCAGCAAACATCTTGGTGATGTGGTTGTGGAGTCTTAGGAGAGGTTCGTGTCCTGCTGCGGTTCCGCCAAAAGTTTTGATTGGCGCACCTGCTGGGCGGATTTCTTGGTAATCAAATACTGGAGCCTTCGTATCTGATTTGAGGTAGGCATTGATGAGGGCAGAGACTGATTCAACCCATCCTTCTCTGGTGTCAGGGATTTTATACTCATAGGTTTCTTTTGGTTCATATATTGTGAAGTCCTTTTCTGCGCCCTTATCATCAAAGCCAACGCCCACTCCGAGCATTGAGGCTTCCATGAGGAAGGCAAACGGTTTTGCTGGGTCGGTCTTGACCATTGCTCCTGTTGAAACGAAAGCACAGTTCTGCAAGGCTGCCGAGTTGCGCTGTTCATTTACTAGTGGGGTACCCATTACCCATAGTCCACGACCTGGTGGAGTCCACTTCAAGTTGAAGAGACGGTCAAATGCTTCTTTAGCCGAGGCTGCTGCCTTGGCATCAGACCAAGGTAAGCGCTGTCTTTTGGCGTGGTCTTTCTGTAGGGAATACATGCCGTTGATAACACGCTCACATACATCTACCCAAGTCTCTTTAGTACCATCTGCCTTCAAGCGTGAATAGGTACGCAAAAAAGTGATTTCACCCACTGAGTTTCCAGCGGCATCCCTGTACCCAAACGGAGCCTTCTTGTCCTTGTATCCCTCTACGAATTCTTTCTGAAGTTCAAATGAGAATAACCCCATTGACATACCACCATTTCTATGTTTGCTCAAATACCCCATCTATCGGGGAGCCTATTGTTGCGTAGGAGAACCTATCATGCACTTGTTAACTTTGTTGACCAACAAAATACTCATGGCAGGGTGAACCCTGATTCAACACCTATGAATTGCTATTATCAGATAATCAATCTTCTATAGACGATTGGATAATCTTAGTTACAGTCTCTTCCTTCAGGGCTTCTGGCAGTTCTCTAAGTGCTTGAGCACGGTCACCAAAGATGGATGAAAGAACTCCACCTGATGATTGGCGGCTGGCTGTAATCTGAACAAACTCTTTATCTGATGCCATGTCATTAACTTCTTTAACCATCTTGATAAGACGGTCAACTTCTTGAGAGACGTTAGGGTCTGCGTAGCCACCGTTCATTTCCTCAGCAAAACGCATGAAAGCGACTCTTTGACCCTGCATTTCAATCATTGAAGTCATCAATGCCTTCAGTTGGTCTTTAGTCTTTACTTCTATAGGAAGGTTGAAGGCACAGGTATTTTGAGGTTTGAAGGCGGGACAGTTGGCGGCGACAAAGCAAGTATCGCACTGGCGTAAAGAAGATTGCTGGGTCTGAACCACTGGCACTTCCATGAGAACATCTTTACCATCATCATCTGTTTCCACTACCGTCTTCATCTTGTAACCAAAAACAGGTAAGTTTTGTATCTCACTTACATCTCTTTGTATCAGTTCTGGAGAAGAAACTTTCCGCATCTCAAGGTCGTTGTTATCAGAAGGTGACCCCCCAAATTCCGCGAAACCTGATAGTAGTGGTGTATCACTGTTGTCAGATACTTGGGCATTTCTACCGCCTTCAATAATGTGTAAATCAGGGGTTTTCTTGTCCATTGACTTCTCCAACTGTAGGTATGACCAGACCGCAACTCTAGTCGCTTCTAGGGTACTATCTTTATTAAACTCTAAATAGTCTAGCCCTGCCTTCTCTACTACAGACTTGTAGCGAGGTCTTGCTTGGGCTTTCATACGCTTTGGGTAACGGTTAAGTTTGGTGCCATCCCAGACGATTGTTTCCCCTCGGCGCATTGGGCTTAGCCATGACAATGTGCTGGCTGTGCTAAATGGTACCTGTCTAAGGTTGTCTGGCTTGGCGCAGGCTAGGGCGTGGTACGCGGTACCAAACTGCCTTTGGTAGCCTCTGGTGACTGCTGAGAGGCTTGTGACCGCCTCAATCTCGTCGTTGGGTATGACTACGTTTGTGTAGGTCTGAGACATGGCTTTAAGGGCTGGTAGTCCGTATTCTTCATGCCAGACCACCCAGAACTTAGGGTCGTACTCATAGAACGGACGTTGGGCTTTGACCCAATCTTCGCCCAGAACCAGGGAATCAAACTCCATAAACGCTGTGGCACGCTCTGAGTTGTTGACCAAGAACTCTTGGTACTCAACGGCTAAAGACGTTAACTCTTCTTTAGATAGCCCTGCTTTATCTGCCTGGGCCGCACCTGACTCAATGTAGACTTTGGTTTCAGGGTCAAAATGCTCGCTAATAAGCCAGAGTTTGTTCTTGGGCAAACCTCTTTTGCGTAACCCCCAAAAGTTGAGTCCCATTGACTCAACTTTCATACCCTCTAAAAGGGTGCGGTTAGACCCCACTTCAACACCGCTAAAGATAACTTGCATTAGTCTCCAAAGAAGTTTTGTTCTTTAGGAGCCTGTGCTGCTAATGACTTAGCCTTGTTAACACGGTTGATTGATTCTTCAATTTCAGACCATGCTCTAACTTTCTTTGGGGCATCTGGACGGTGTTCAACCCGTACGTAGCCTGGGTGTGTAAAGAGAACCGTTGGCACCATGTGTTCTTGGAATACCCAAGCAACCATGTGTGGGTCACTATCTACATACAACTCAATAGGCGCTCTACTTCTACTGGTTGTGAACTGGCGTTTTTTTAAGTCTTCACCTTCTAGTGCAAAAGAAGTATCAATCAAATCGTCATAGTTAATAATGCCGTGGTTCTGTAACCATTGTTTAGCGTCTTCTTCACCACGAGAAGTCATCAGTGCTACACGGTTATTGATATTTAGGGCGTAGTAAAGTGCTACTCCTGCACGGATTGGTTCCCCAGATTCCGAACTTAGTACGCCGTCTAGTGATACGAGTATGTTCAAAAATTACTCCTTATGCAGTTCTTTCTCTTGGTGGATTGTAACGACGAGTGCGAGTTTTATTACCTTTACGTTTTGTAATTCCAATAACTAAAACAGACGAACCTTTTTTAACAGGAACTTCTGACTCTAAATCCCCACTGACCCTGTGTTTCCACAAAATATTGGGGTTTGTCTCTACAGAAGAAACTGGTACATTTGCGTGAAGGATAACCCCATGTTTTTTACCTGCACTAGCGGATGTGGAACCTACGGAGAATTTAGTGGCAGTTTCCTTATTGGCTGACCAATGCATCCCTAAAGCCTTTTTAACTGAGTGCTTTGCTCCTGTAGGGAATCCACGGTGAACTGAAAAAAACAATTCACTTGATAAATTGTCTGATGCACTCATCCTTTTGCCCTATATGTTGCTGCTCTGCGAATTAGGGTCTGAGTATCTGGCAGGTCAATGCCATAAGTTTCATCTGCTAGTTGTGCTTTGTACGCTGACCAGTACTCAGACATTTTACGTAGGGCAGGAACTGTTCCATACTTCTTTCCAGCCTGCCATCTATAGTTGTAGTAATCTTCGTAGCCTTTACCGTCTGGCTTAAAGGCAAAACGACGAGCACTGTGAATATCGTCAAATAACGCTGATGCTTGTATCAACGATGCGTGTATCTTTGCTTCAGCATTACGGCGGGCTGCATCATTCTGTGCGCCTTGGAAGTCAGTACTTGCTTGGCTATAACGCATAACAATGTCACT